AAAGGATAGCTTGAGCAAAGCTTATATTTCGATTCTAACAGACGAAAACTATGCAAGACAAGCAAAGATATACGAAACCGAAAAATCTTTCTATATTAGTGAAAACAAACGCAAAAGAAACGGATGGCAAAGGAATTTCTTTATACTCACAACGGTAGCAATATCGTACCTATTGCTCAAATGAGCGATAAACTATCAACAGCTCAAGTATTGGATATAATGCTTGATGTAATGAATCAAGTTAGCGATTCAGACGATGCTACATTTGTACTTAAAATGAAGCTGGCAAATAATATAGAGTTTTTGGTAGACCAATTAATGCACGAATATGAGCAATCAAGAAAATAAAAGTACACAAGAGATAAGCCAAGAAGCTTTAGAGCTTTACATTAGTGGCAAGTTCCCAAGTCAAGGAGCAATTGTTCGACATCTATGCGGACAATATCCACACATCCAAAAGGAAGCGTTAAGGCTTGCATTGCTTCGTAGAGTTCAAAGACATAAGCGAATCAATAACCATCCGGCTCTTGCTAATGAATGCGAAGCAGTTGGACTGCCTTTAGAGAATGTTTCCAATTACTGGTACAAGGGCAAGCAATATTCCGTTCACGTTAAAGGCGATAAAGCAAAAACTTATGAAGAGATTCGAGATGAGATTGTTGCAAGTATGCAAGACTATTCTCCAGTATATCCTACTATTATTCGTGGTAATAATTCTGATGGGCATCTGCTTGTTGTCGATCCCGCTGATATTCACATTGGTAAACTTGCAACTGCTTATGAAACTGGAGATAGCTACAACGTAGAGATTGCAATGAAGCGAGTATTGGATGGTGTTCGAGGCATTATCCAAAAAGCAAATGGATTTAATATAGACCAAATTTTATTTATTGCGGGCAATGACATACTACACACTGATAGCGCCAAGCGAACTACCACAAGCGGTACGCCACAAGACACAGATGGAATGTTTTACGAGAATTTCCTATCTGCCAAGAAGTTATATGTTGAAGTGATTGAGCTACTTATGCAAATAGCGGATATTCATTTTGTATTCAATCCATCTAATCACGATTACCAAAGCGGATTCTTTCTTGCAGATGTGATTCAGTCTTGGTTTAGAAATTCATCTAATATTACATTTGATTGTAGCATAGCGCATCGCAAGTATTACCAGTACGGGAGCAATCTAATAGGGTCAACTCATGGCGATGGAGCGAAGCCTCAAGACTTGCCAATGTTAATGGCAGTTGAAGCTAAAAATATGTGGGCTGAAACTAATCATAAATACGTTTATAGCCATCACTTGCACCATAAAGTAAGCAAGGACTTTATTGGAGTTACGGTTGAAAGTCTTAGATCGCCAAGCGGGACTGATTCTTGGCATCACAGAAACGGATACCAACACGCTACCAAAGCTGTTGAAGGATTTATCCATCACAAAGAGTTTGGGCAAGTAGCAAGGCTTTCCCATATCTTTTAGTATATTGCATTCAATTAGTTTTCATAGTAGATAAGGTTTAGTTGAAAGGAAAGGATGTCGGTTTTACTGATGTCCTTTTTTGTTATTGAAAAAAAATAATTAAAAAAGTTTTTTATTCAGAAAAAAGTATTACCTTTGACCTATCGAAAGCACTGAAGCAATCGAATAAACCTTAATCAGAATGAAAAACTTTATCTCACTAATGATTGGCGAAGATTTTACAACTGCCGACATCAAGCCAGCTTTAATATTAGCTGCAAAATTAGCCTTAATTCTTACAATCGTTTCAATCATCGAAAAGCTATGAAAACTATTAAAGCACAATTCAAAGATGAAGCGGGATATTATACAATGATATTCACTTTTAATCACGAGTTATGGACTATTAAAGACATAATTTCTCACGAATGCAAAACAAGTAATTCAAATTTTATAAAATTTATCAATTATGGAAAACCAACTATCAATTATTCAAAGTAAAGTTAAAGCTCCAAAGGGGCAGTTTAACTCATTCGGTAAATATCATTACCGTTCTGCCGAAGATATCCTTGAGGCAGTTAAGCAAGTAGTAAATCCAATGGGTTACTCAATTACAATCTCTGACACTATAATTAATGTGGGAGATAGATATTACATTAAGGCTACTGCAACGCTTTCAAATGGCAAAGAAACTTGGTCAGTTGATGGATATGCAAGAGAGGAAGAATCAAAGAAAGGAATGGATGGCTCGCAAGTTACTGGGGCTTCAAGTTCTTACGCTCGCAAGTATGCCTTAAATGGATTATTTGCATTAGATGATACAAAAGATTCAGATGCAACTAATACACATGGCAAAGACAATCAAGGATATGTTAAGTTTGATATTGTTATGATTCAAGATTGCAATACCGAAGCAGAGCTTACAAACTTATACAACAAGTACAAATCAGTTTTAACTGATGCAGATATTAAATTATTTTCAACTCGTAAATCTCAATTAAAGTAATGGAAAAGAAAGACAAAGTATTCGCAGATGGCATTATCTTCAAACGTAATGATAATGCTCCACAATGGGCAATTGGTAAGCTCTCGTTCAAAGTAGAGGAGGCGATAGCCTTCTTACAAGCAAACTCCAAGAAAGGTTGGGTTAACCTTAACATCAATCAAGGACAAAGCGGCAAGTATTACATCGAAGTAGATACTTGGGAAGCAACTGGAAAGCCAGCATTTAAATCAGAACCAAGTCAAAATATCAACTCAACCGATCTACCTTTTTAATTATGAAATTTAAACTAAATCACTGCTACCGATTCAAGTGGGAAGACCATCTCAAGGGAGATTGGACTGGCTTCCAAAGAGAATTCAATCACGTTAAATCATTTAAAACTCAAGAAGAAGGCGATGCTTATTACAAGAGTATGATTGTTGGAAACTTTAGCTTGGGCATCCTTGATTACGACGATGATTACGATAGAGCTTTAGCTACTGGAGATGAAGAAATTATTGAAGATTACATTTTAAAGAACACCTACTATTATGAAGATTAGAAAAATGGATATGTACAAAGAAGTCGCAGAAAGACTTAACCGAAAAGGAGTTAAGCCATTTAGCGCAAGAGAATTCTCTATGCCATTGATTCAGCAAGTAGTTTACGGCAAAGTCAAGAATGACGATGTAATGGACGAAATCAAAGAGCTAATGCTTGAGAAGCTTTATGAGTCAAGGTAAGAATAAGAATCACGAGAGAGCCAGCGAAGCGTTGGCTTTCTTTGGAATTTGTGGCATAATTTCTACTTGGATTATTTACTTAATTGTTTATTTATTCAAGCTATGAAAGAACTAACCTTTAACCAATGGCAAGAGCATCTTGCTAAAGAATTACAAAACAACTATCGAAAACTTAAATTAATCAAAGATGAGAAGCTTCAAAAAGTATCACGAAGAAAATCCACAAATCTACACCGAGTTTAAAAGACTTGCATACCAGTTAATCAATCGTGGCTATAAGCACATTGGAGCAAAGCAAATCTTTGAGGTAATCAGATGGAATACAATGATTGCTGGTAACGATGGATTCAAAGTAAACAATACTTATACTTCAGACTACGCAAGATTGTTTGAGAATGACCATCCAATTTGTGCTGGTGTATTTCGAAAAAGACTTTGCAAATTCAAAGAAGATTAGTATATTGCATTCGTAATCGCCTTCTCACATTATAGCGATAAAAGACTTAAAATGCCTTCATTTAATGAACCAGAAGTGAGAAGCTGGGGATTTACTTGGAGGCTTTTTTATTTTATGGAATTAATAAATTTTTATCCGTTTTTTTATAAAGGAAACAGGACAAACATTATGGCTTCACGATGTGGAAAAATATGTAGAATTCAAGTTGATTGGCTAAACTCTAAATTTGGAAAACATAAAAGGAAATTTGGTGAAGTTGATTATGAGAATTTAATTCCAAGTGGTAGTGGTTATTATAGGATTAAAGTACAGATACAAAATGTTGGAGGAAAATCATTTACAATTCATCAAATAATTGCAAGTGTTTTTTTAAATCATAATATAGATGGAAGTAAATTGGTTGTAGATCATATTGATTCAAACATTAAGAATAATTCAGTAGATAATTTAAGAGTAATTACAATTAGAGAAAACTGCTCAAAAGAAAAAACTTTAAAAAGAAAATATCCAGTTGGTGTTTATTATATTGAAAAAAGAAATTGCTTTGTAAGTTTTATTAGAATAAAAGACAAAAAAGTTTATTTAGGTAGTTTTAAAGATTCAGTTTTAGCATCTCAAGCATATCAAAATGCTTTAAAAAATTTATAACCAATGGAAAAAGAAGCATATTACTTTCCGCATTTCTGCAATGCAAGACACGATAGAAAGATTCGCAGATTAAGAAAAGAACTTGGAGTAGAAGGATATGGCATTTACTTTATGCTATTAGAGACTTTAAGAGAACAACAAGACCTTATGTATCCTTTAGAGGATTTGGACTTATTAGCCGAAGAGTTTGGAGTATCAGAGGCAAAGATACAAGTTACCGTTAGCAAGTACGATCTATTCGAAATAGATGAATCGCAAAAGTTTTTCTCTCCTAAGATGTTAGTTTACTTAGAGCCTTACTTTAGAATGAAAGAGCAAAGAAGAGAAGCTGGTTTAAAGTCTGCTGCTAAACGACAACTCAACGACCGTTCAACGACCGTTGAACAAAGGAAAGAAAAGGAAAGTAAAGTAAATGAAATAAAAGAAAAAGAAAGTAAAGAATATTTCAGCGAAATGCTTTCTTCTTTTCTTTTAGAGTTAGGAGATGAATACGATAACTTTTATTCCTACTGGACTGAAAAAGATAAAAAAGGGAAAGAGCGATGGGAAAACGAAAAGTATTTTGATATTAGCAGAAGAATAAAAACTTGGATTACTAACTCAACTAAATTTAAAAACAATGGAACTAACAACGAACAGAAGCTCGGAACATCAGCTGCAAGAATGGAAGCCCTCCGCAACTGGTAATGCTTTAGCGGAGCAACTAATGCAAGCAAGACAAGGCAATACTTTGCGTGTAACGGACGAAAAAGAGTTAAAGCAAGTATTACGCTATTCGATGCTTTTGGTTGGCTTAAGAGCCAACAATATGCCAACAGAAGAAGAGAGCTTTGTACTGATTAACTTTATCAAATCAAACTTTGGTAATGTTACTTTAGCAGAGATAAAATTAGCCTTTGATATGGCAGTAGCTGGTAAGCTTGGAATAGATGCTAAATGCTATGAGAACTTCTCTTGTGAATTCTTTGGCAGAATAATGGCAAGATATTTGGAGTTTAGTGCAGAAGAAACGAGGATAATATCTCAAAGAGTTGTTGAAGATGAGCCATTACCAAAGCCAAGTGATGCAGAGCTTAAAGCTCAAGCAATAGAAGCTTTGAATATGTACGCTGACCAAGTAGCTAACGATCCAAATTTTAAGTGGTTAGCTGGAGGCTTACAGCATTTGTACGATGTCGCTAAAGAGTTAGGACTTATAAAGCTAAACGCTGAAGAGAAGCAAGCTATTTGGGCAAAGACTAAAGGCGATGTAATACAATCAAAGGTGGAGGCTTACAAGCAATTTGTAAGTACAATGGCTAACTTTGAAATGAGATTTAATAATAACGGAGAAATTAAACCTATTGAATAATGAGAAAACTAACGATTTTACTAATGGCTACGATAGCTGGCTATTATTTTTGGACAATAAATAAAAAAGAAATAGAGCATCCGCATAAACCAGTATATTTACAAGTAGTTGAGCAAGACTTCCACGATGACTTTGATTCAACTTATTATTACTACGGATGCAAAACTGATACTTTCAAACTAAATCATAAATGCAATGGCAAATAGAAAAGCATTAATAACAAGGGATCATTTAAATTGTCCATCTTGCAATCAGGATTATTCAAAGACTAATTTAGCAGAACGATTTTGCAAAACTGGCAATATATCTCATTTGGTATTTATTTGCGATTGTAAACGAAAGCTATCGTTAAGATTAATGGTAAACGGATGGCTGAAGATTTACGATGTAACCGAAATAAACGAAAGAAAGAATCAGGCAGCAAAACTTAAAAGGAAACAAAATGCTACTAACAATTAAAGGACAAGTTCCAAGTAAAAGCAATGGCTATCGCATAGCTAATAATCGCTTGTTTAAATCAAGAGAGCTTAAAGAATATGAGGAGGCATTCGCTTGGCAATCAATGAAAGTATTGCAAGAGTTTAACGATAAGTTTGGAATTACAATGAAAGTATGTTTTCAATCTAATCGTTCAGACTTGGACAATGCTGCTAAAGTAATCTTAGATTGCCTGCAGACATCGGGAATTATTAAGAACGATAGGAACTGCTGGCAGTTGCAAATGACAAAAGAAATAGATAAATTGAATCCAAGAGTTGAAATCTTTATTTACGAACTTGAATAATCATTTTTTATCATTATGGCAAAAGCAAGAAAGCATTATTATCGGTCAGCAGACAAGACTATCTACGTTGAAATAGATTACGATAAACTATTTCATGACCATTACACAAAGGAAGGTAAGAAGCGATGGTTGTTAGGAGCTGACACGGATCGCATCGAATCATTCTTATCGAGTAGAGGATATGTAAAGATTAACAAAGCGCAACATGACAAGTTTAGAGAATCACTTACCATCGAATTACCAACAAGCCCTATCTTGGATAGATGAGCAATTGGCAAAGCCTAACCAGTTTAATATTAATCTTGGCGAAGGCGTAATAGTAAACGATTTGCATAAGTGCTTGGATGTCAAGCGAGAAAGATTATTAAACTTAGAAGCATATAACCAAAAAGTTGTATTTTTACAAACGAAGATAATAAAGGATTATATCTTAAAGGGTATAAATTAAATGAAATCAGTATTAATAATACCTTTAGAGGTATAAAACCAAATCAAAATGAAACTAACTGAACGAGAAACAATTGTAATCTATGCGGGATTAACCAATGCTTTAATTGACCACATAGACAACGACTTTAGAAAGAACATCTTTAACAAGCAAAGCTTAAAGTTTAAAAGCAATGCGGTACTAAAAGAACTTGAATCAATTACCGATAGACTTTATTCAAAGGAAGCCTCCGCTGAAGCAGTTGACCAACACATAGAAGCTGGAAACATTATGATTAAGTTATTCCGAATGGGAATACAAATGTCAGACATGGACGATGTAAAACACGAAGGCTTAAATACTCAAATAAATTTATTACTTAAATCCTACGGAATTGATGGAATCGAATTCTAATATGGTTGACCATCCGCAACACTATCAAGGCAAGAGCTTCGAAGTGATTGATATTATTAACGACTACTCATTGAACTTCGTACGTTAGAAGCAAAAGAAATGAGTTTAGGGCAAACGATTTCCCGCTTCCCCTTCCTCCAGTAATTACAAAGTATCTACTATCACTTTCAAATAATGGTATATACTTTTTATTGATTGTTATCATTTGAATTTGACAATTTCCTTAATATCGAAATCGTTAACCGTATGAGTTGTATTTTGGTCAATAACTTGCTTAGGCATTCCGTACTGATATTGGAAGAATAGCTTTACTGCCCAATCTTTATGGTCTTCTAACGCTGCTACTAATGCCTCAAATGCTTTAGGCTCTAATGGCGATAGCTTCTCAACTAAAGATTGCTCTTCAGCCTTTGATTTTCTGCCAGCTCCCTCTCTTTTGCCTCCTCTTTTTTTCTCTTCCATTTAGTATTCGTTATAAATTCTTCTGATTTCTCCGATGTAATCTCTCCAACAAGAAGAGCATGAAGTAGATTCTAAGTTAATGTTGAAGATATTCTTATAAATGCTCGACAATTCCCTTTGAACTACTGGAGTAATTTGACTTGGATTGTTAGCAAAGAACTCTTTTAAATAGTTATAATCCTCCTCGTTTAAGCAATTAGGCTTTTTGTAAGGAAAGATTTTATTAAGCTTCTCTTTGCGTTCATCGCATCCGCAATCTAAACCAGTAATCTCGCTAAATAATTCAACTGCTTTTTTAATACCAGTTGCTTCGGTAAGCTTTTCTATCGAATCGCCTAAGCCTTGTGATTTTCTTTTTCCCATTGTTTTATTTTTTCTTTGCAGTTTTTAATCGTATTGTAAACCGACATAAATCCTATGTTAGTTCTTCTTGCTATTTCTCTCATACTTACTCCTGATTCAATCCAAAGCATGAATAGCTTCTTATCATACCAATCCCAAGTTTCGATGTAATCTTGGTAAGGTTTTGCAAGGTCAATGATATACTCATCGTTCTCTTCTATTAACGAGTATTCTATCTCTTTTGTTATCTCTATCTTCTCTACTTTCTTACGATGCAAATCCATTGTAAGGGATCGTAGCGTAAAGTAAAAGTAAGCTTCGTTTATATCCTTTTCAAAAACTTTAATGTATGCCTCTTGCACCACATCTTCTGCGTAATGTACTTCGCCAAACTTTTCCACCACACGAATCCAATGCCTATGCTTCGAGTATATGTGATTCATCGTAGTTTATAAAGTTCTTCAACGGTAAGCTTCCAATATACTCTATCGTCTTCTTTTAAACGATTCTCAAGTATTAACTCGCATATAAGCAAAGCAAGTTCGATTGCATTGGCTCTATCTCTGCAAAAGAAATTCGCATGATTACAAAGGAAAGCAGCTCTCTCTTCAGGTTTCATATATCTCTTTTTTATATAAACGAAAAAAGTATCGTTTTATCCTTTAAATTTTGATAACTCGTGATTAAGATACCAAATAGCTTTCTCAATGTCTTGCTTTCTATTGCCTTTCCTATCTGCTCGCAAGATATACTTGATAGCATTACCCAACTCAAAGTTTAATGAGTAGTCGTTAATGATGTCAATTACCTCAAATTTTTTACCCTTATAATGTTGAGGATGATTAACCATATCTTTAACTTCACGAGTCATTTCAAGTAAGGTCAGGTCTAAGCCATTAAAATTCGATTCCATCTATTCCGTAAGATTTAAGTAATAAATTCATTTGAGTATTTAAGCCTTCGTGTTTTACATCGTCCATATCTGACATTTGAATGCCCATACGGAATAGCTTTATCATTATGTTGCCAGCTTCAATATGTTGGTCAACTGCTTCAGCGGAGGCTTCCTTTGAGTAAAGCTTATCGGTAATTGCTTCAAGCTCTTTTAAAACCGCATTGCTTTTAAACTTCAGACTTTGCTTGTTAAAGATGTTTTTACGGAAGTCGTTATCTATGTGGTCAATTAATGCGTTAGTTAATCCCGCATAAATTACAATCGTTTCTCTTTCAGTTAGTTTCATTTTGATTTGTTTAAAGTTTTGCTTGTCTTTCCAAGCTGTCAATGTATTTCTATACCACCCATTAAAATACATAAACATTGAGCATTTCTGCTATTCGCGTAGTCAGAACAGGATTCGAACCTGTATGAAGTTTACACTATTAAGGGACTTACACCCACCATAAGGCTTTCTTTAAGCGTCTACCATTCCGCCACCTGACTATATTGAAGTTTTATAATACCCCCAGACTTCTTACTGTGCTAACCTACGATTTAGAAAGTTATAGTTCTTATGGGATACTAACCTTGTCTTCGTTCCATTGTACTTCTGGCTAATGTGTTAAATAATCCTTTATTATCTTCGTTTGTAAAAATACGATTTTTTGGTTATATCCATCTAAATTTAGCAATCTTTCTCGCTTGACTTCCAAGCACTTATGCAAATCGTTTATAATTATGCCTCCGCCAAGATTGATTTCAAACTGGTTAGGCTTTGTTAATTGCTCTTCGATCCATTGCAAAGCATTCTCGTAATTCTTTGGCAACTCTTGCATATCGAAAAAAAATGATTAATCAATTTCGTAAATAAATATTGAAACTCTTGGATTCAATTTATCTATTTCTTTGGTCATATGCAACTGCCAGCAGTTCCTATCATTTTTAATGATGCCATTTGTTTGCAAACAATCGAGTATTACTTTAGCTGCATTGTCCAAATCGCTTCGATTTGATTGAAAATAAATATTCATTGTTATTCCAAACTTACCTTCGTGAGTTTCTTTATATCGTGAACATTGCCAAGCAAACGATTCCTCATATTCCTTCAGCTCTTTCGATTTAAACAAGCGATTATTAGCTATGCGATAGCCATTGCTCTTGCTTGGTACTTGTCCTTTAATTGTTAGTAGCATATTGTTGTCTTTTAAGTTTTGCAACCCGATTTTTTCTTTCGTTTATTTCGGTTACATCGTAAATCTTAAACCATCCGTTAACCATTAACCTTAATGAAAGCTTTTGCTTGCAATCGCAAATAAAAACTAAATGCGATTGATTGCCAGCTCTTTCGAATCGTTCTACCAAATTAGTCTTGGAGTAATCTTGATTGCAATAAGGACAATATAAATGGTCTTGTGTTATTAATGCTTTTCTATTTGCCATAAGTTTCTTCGTAGTATTGTTTTCCCCCTCCATTAAATAAATCATAACTATATCCATTATCAAAAGCATCTTTTATCTGCTCTTTCTCCATTGCTTTGGCTTGTTCGTATTTAATCTTCATTAATGAGGCACTAAAAGCATCAGGCGATATAATGCCTACAATTTCGCTTAATTCGTGTAGTAAAAAATCTACTGCCGTTTGTTTATTTTCCATTGCATTTGTGATTTGATTTAAAAGTATCTGCCTTGCATCCGTAGTAATAATAAGTAGAATCAAAGTCCTCGTGAAAGTCTTGCTCTACCGCTTTCAAATATACTGGTTTATGCGGATGCTCTATTTCTTTTTTATTTATTGTCCAAAAATAATAGCCAGCTATCGTAGCCATTAGTAAAATCGTTAGTTTTCTCATTTGATATAGTTTAAAATATGTACAATCACATCTACTGTCCATCCGTTTCCAAGCATTTTGTAACGCTGCGAATCAGAAACGTGATTGGTATAATTATCTTTTACGGTTTGAAGTCTTTCACATTCAACTGGAGTAAGTCTTCGAATATTACTT